GAACTATTAAACACACATCCCGTAAAAAAATCTGATTTAGGATTTCACGGAAACTTATTTGGAGGAAAATTATTAGCTTGGGCAGATGCCGCAGCCGCAGGATACTCAATGCAAATTTGTGATACCCCAAGAATGGTTACCGTATCTATTGATAAATGTTATTTTGAAAAACCTGCAAAGGAAGGTCAACTTTTAAAGATTTACGGATACCCATCAAAATTAGGAATAACGTCAGTAACATTATATATGGAAGCAAGAGCTCATAATGTTTACACAGGTAATCAAGTTATAGTTTTAAGAACAAATATTAAATTTGTAAGTATTGATGAAGACGGTAATCCAATTCCTTTAGGTGAAAAAGCTCGAAGAAGAATCACAACTTTACTTGAGAAAAATTCTAAAGCTGAATCTTAATTTTTAACTTACCTTTTCCTTTAATTGCCCTATGATACACCCCTGCTGGTATAAAATATTTTTGATTTTTTTCTAACACAATAGGTAATTCATTATCTATTTGAAGTTTCCAATTATTACCTTCAATAACTTCAATAGTTCTATCTTCTCTGTCACGATGCCATAATAATTCAACGTCAGTAACATTCTCTTCAAATGTTCTTTCTTTTTCATTTGAAGTTAAAATAATATCCTCATATGGTTTAATATCGTCACTCATTTTATTACCAATAACCTGGATATGTCTTACCACCCCAAAGATGTCCGAATCTATTGATTCTACAAGCCCAATAACCAGCCTTTGTTCTATCTTTTTTCTTATCACATTGGTGTCTTGCTGCAAATGATTTACGAGCTTTAGGGTTAGATACCTTAGCGGTTAATCCACCGTGAACATCACCAAATGAAATCTTTTTAACATTACCTGAAGAAGGGTTTTTAACATAAACAACATATTTCTTACCCCCACCAGAGTTTCTCATTGGTCTACCCAACTGTACTTTTTTACCTTTGTATTCTGCTTCATTCAAATCTTCCTCGATAAATGGTACATCAAGATGAACAACTTTTCCATCAGATAAGGTTGCGGTTTTTCCCATGTCTGATTTAACAATTTCAACATCATCCTCATTTAAATCAATCATCCCTTGATTATATAAATCTCTAACCTCATTAATTAATTTAAAGAAGTTTTGTGATAATGGTCTGTAAACATTTTCAGTTAATGGAATCTCATAATCCAAGTGATATTGTAATCCTTCTGAAATAATTTTATTATTTTTCATTTGTTATTGGTTTTAGTACAGTTAATGCTTCAGGGAAACTTTTATCTAAAACTTCCTCATTTTTATTGTTATATGGTATATTTTGTAAAACATATCTAATAGCATTTAAACCTGAAATTCTTTTATCATTTGAATCTATAATCACCCAAGGATGGTTGACTGTCGATGTTTTATCAAATAATTTTTCTTTAAATTCTGTAAATCTTTCCCACAAATCCTGCATTTTCTCATCGTTCGGTGAATATTTCCAATATTTTAAAGGGGATTGTTGTCTCATTTCAAATCTTTTGGCCTGAGTTACTTTATCGATTGAAAACCACAATTTGAATAGGTAATCACCATCTTTCACTAACCCTTGTTCAAAATCTTCAACATTATCCATAAAATCTTCATATTCTTCAGCGGAACCATAACCCATAACAGGTTCAATTAGTCCTCTGTTATACCAACTTCTATCAAATAAATTAACTTTACCTGATTGAATTTGTCCTCTATATCTATCCCACCAATTTTTTCTTTCTTCAGGTGTTGGTATACCAAGAGCAATAATGTTATAATATCTTGGATTCATATATTCAACAAACTTTTTAATCGTTGAACCTTTACCCGCAGAATCTCTACCTTCAAAAACAATGATTACGGTTTTACCTGTATTGTGTAACCACTCTTGTAACTTTAATAACTCTACTTGTAAATAATAAAGTTCTTCTTTATAAACTTTTTTTGGTATTATAGAAGGTTCTTGTGGTTCTAATTGTGGTAAATCGTCTTTTTCAGGTTCTTGTAAAATAATATTATTTTCTCGTTTTTTAAGTGATTTAAGTAACTTTTTGAAAAAATCTAAAATATTTTTACTTTTATCTCCTTTAATTTTAAGAACTTTTAAAACACCTCTTTCTAATAGATTAAAATCAACAATTTGATTTTTTGAATAATCAACAACTTGATTTAAATCTTTTTGTAATTGAGCACTGTATACATCACTATATTTTAAGATATCAATAATCTTTTTAATTTGGGATTCTGATTTTTCCTCCACTATTAAATGTCTATTAAAATTTTTCATTTAGAATATTTTTTGAATAAAAACGATAAACCAAAGAAGAAACCCGAAATAAAATACAAAACGAGATTTGCATACCACAAACTCCCTGTTAGTGAAATAAGCCAATACTGAACTGCATCGAACCCAAGTGGGTTGAAGAACATCCCCAACATTAATAACTTTACGGAAACATTTTCTAAAAATATTTTTTTCCATGTTCTGTGTACTATCTCCATCTTCCATACTAACGTATTTAGTGTTTATGTTTCATTCAAATAGAATTATCATTTTATAAATATTTGAATAACCGAATAATTTGATTTATATAAGTATTTATAAAGAAAAATAGTTAACTTATGAAAAAAAGAAGTATTAACTCCGATTTAATTCGCAATACACTCAGACAATATATTTCAGAACAAGAGATGTCTGAAAAAAGTGAAATAGTAGAAAAAAAACCAAGATGTTTAACAACTAATTCTTTACCATTAACAGAACTTACAGGAGAAGCTGAAAATTTTTCAGAATACACACCAAGTATTACTAAAAGAAAGGGTGGTGTTAATTCCTTAGTTGATACATTAGGAATCCTAAATAATTTGAGATTGTTCAAAGATATTAATGATGGTGGTGAACACTTATCATATGAAATGTTACAAAATTTAAATAACTTTAGAAATAAAAATTATTTTGATGAAACTTCAAGTCAGTGTAATAGTGCCATGGACAAAGTAATTGAGTTATATAAAGAAAATGAACACGGTACAGAATTAGTTAAGGATATTGAAAAGGTATTATCTCTTCAAACTAAAGATGATGAATTTACCCCCTCACCAAGAGCCAAAGAATATCTAAAAAGATGTATGGAATTAATTAAAGGAAAATAATCAATTTAACAATAGATGAAGAAGGGACATGTGTCCCTTTTTTTATTTAAAAACTATTTATAACAATAAACCAAATTAAAAAGTAAATAGTTAAAATGGCAAAAGGAAAAATTTCAACTAATGGGGTAAAAGAAACTTTCGGTAAAAGAAGAGAAGGGGTCTCTAAGAAAAAATACGGACCGAAAGAACAAAGACCAAAAAACTACAAAGGACAAGGTAGATAAACTATAAAATTTAAAACTATGAAAAACAGTAAATTTTTCTTTGGATGGGAAAATATTAAATGGGTAATTTCCGAATTAGGTAAAATGTACTCAAGTAAACCTTCGTTTTTTTCTAAAAAAAGAATTGAATCAGGTGTTGCATTTGTTATTGCACAATGGGGTATGATTTTCTTTCTATTGGAAAAACATTCTGAGATGTCAATAACTGATTTAGTGATGTGGACCGGTGTTGAATTTGCGGTTTCAGGATATATGATTCACCAAATTCAAAAAGAAAAGAAAGAAGAGACCTTACCACCTCCAACTGATGAGGACCAACCTGAAATAAATTAAAAAACCCCTTTTGGGGTTTTTTTTATCTTCTTACACCTGGTTTACCGGTCCCTCTTTGTGGTTCATTATTTCTTTTATAATTAGTTACGTTTGGTTTTGGGACACTAATTGATGGTGGTGGTGGGTTATGTTGTAGTGGAGGATTTTGTTGTTGGTAGTTATAGTTTGGATAATAATTATTATTTCTATTATAGTAGTTATAATCAGGATAGTTGTTATAATAAGTCGGAGGTAAAACTGTTCTGTCACCATAATAATCTTCAGACGATTCTGGTCTTGATTTTGGTTCGTGGTGTGTTACCCAAAACTCTTCAGTCCTGTTCCAATACATCTCATCATCTTCAGGTCTTGTTTTGTCGTCAGTTAGATTTTCAAAACTAGCACAAGATGTGAATAGTAAGATAAAAAACAATACATTAATATTTTTCATATATAATTTAATTACCAATCAATTCCAGGTCCAAATTCCCTGTCGTCTATTATGTTTTCAATATACAATTCAATATTTGGAATCCACTCACTAACTCTAGCGGCAATTTCTTCAATTAAATTATCAAAATCTTCTCTTTTTGAGTTTTTGTGTATGGTAACTAAAACTAATACACCGTCATTAAAGTGAATATAATCCTTTTTAGCCACATCATTAACAACTATTTTATTAACAGAATTAATTTCATCAAGTTCATCCATCTCACCCATTCCCCAATCTTCAGATTCTGTACGTAATGAATTAAGTTCAGAATCAATTAGTGTTTGAATTGTCGGTTGGAGCAATTTAGATTGTGACTCTGTAATAATATACTTCATATAGAATAAATATTATCATTCCAAGAAAGATAAAACCTTTTCTTTAACCCCTACTTGCTTAATACCCTCATTGTTCAAAGGTGTTAATACAAAGTTATCCAATCCCCATTCGTGTTCAAATTCCATCCCGTAATGTAGTCCAGTCTTTCCCATATCCAAATCATCAATTGCCACCCAATGTGTTACTTCGGGATGTTCTTTTAACCACTCTTGAATCTGTACACTTCTTGTCCCTTCCAAATCCCAATTTCGGTGCCAAGTAACTTTTTCCCCATCAATCGTATTGGTTGTGAAATCAATTGGTCGTTTGATAATACCTTGTTTTTCGTAGTAATCGCCCATCTCCTCAACTGAACACCAAACCTTCCAATCAGAAGATACAACGATTTCAGCACCAGTCTGTTCCAAGATTTCATTTAATACCTTGATTGATTTCTTATCAAAGTTATCAAAACGAGCATCAATAGGCATTGTCATTACCGATTGACTTAATTTTCGTCTAGCCTTTTTTTGTTTCTTAAATCGTGACCCCCAGTTATCAGATAAACAGATAACCCCATCGTGGTCAAGGAATATAACTTTCATTTTTTATTTGGGTTTTTTTCTCTACCTGAACGTTTTTTTACAGGTTCGTTTTTGTATTTGATATCAACAGAAATTGGTCCGTTCTTGAACTTATCTAAATCATAAGTCCATGTTGATATTGTTTCTTCATCTTCGTAAACTCTTGTAACTATTTTCATATTAAAGTATTAAAAATAAAATTAAATAAAAAATACCAATTACCACTAGTCCAACTAAAAACGTACCTATTAGGTTTGCAATTTCTTCTTGTATTCCCTCAAATTTAGCGTCCCTTTTATAGTAATCCATAAATCGGCTAAAAGACGTGAATATTAAACAGTTGATAAAAAATCCAATCATACACAAATATACTAAAAAAAATAAAACCCCCAAAATTTTGAGGGTCTTATTTTATAAAATTTTAAGTTATTTCTTAACTTCTTCAAAATCAACATCAGATACTTCAGAATCTTGTTCAGTCATGTTTTCATCACCTTGACCATAAAGTGTTGAACTTATTTCTTGGAATGTTGAATTCAATTTATCCATATTCACCTTAATATCTTCAACATTTCTTTCAGAATGTGACTTTTTCAATTCATCAAGTGCGGTATTGATATCTGATTTTTGAGTTTCAGTTAGTTTATCATCTAAATCTTTTAATGTTTTTTCAATTGAAAAGATTAGTGAATCCGCCTGATTTATTGTTTCAGCATCTTCTTTCGCTTTTTTATCAGATTCTGCATTCATCTCAGCCTCTTTTCTCATGTTTTCAATTTCTTCTTTTGAAAGTCCTGAAGAAGCCTCAATTCTAATAGTTTGTTTCTTATCAGTTCCTTTGTCAACTGCCGATACATTAATAATACCATTCGCATCAATATCAAAAGTAACTTCAATTTGTGGAACCCCTCTCATTGATGGTGGAATACCGTCCAAGTGGAATCGTCCAATGGTTCGGTTATCTTTAGCCATTGCTCTCTCACCTTGTAATACGTGAATTTCAACAGACGGTTGGTTATCAACTGCGGTTGAGAATACTTGTGATTTCTTGGTTGGGATTGTGGTATTTGCTTCAATTAATTTTGTGAATACTCCACCCATTGTTTCAATACCAAGTGATAGTGGTGTAACGTCTAACAATAACACATCTTTAACATCACCTGCCAATACTCCTGCTTGGATAGCTGCCCCAAGAGCAACAACCTCATCAGGATTAACACCTTTTGATGGGTCCTTACCAAAGAACTTCTTAACCGCTTCTTGAATTGCCGGAATACGTGTTGTTCCACCAACCAAAATGATTTCATCAATATCAGTTGTCTTAAGTCCCGCATTTTTCAAAGCCGACTTACAAGGAGCGATTGTTCTTTCAACCAAACTATCAACAAGTTGTTCAAATTTAGCCTTAGACAATGTTCTTACCAAGTGTTTAGGTATACCGTCAACAGGCATAATGTATGGTAAGTTAATCTCCGTAGATGGTGAAGAAGATAATTCAATCTTCGCCTTCTCAGCACCTTCACGAAGACGTTGAAGAGCCATCGCATCTTTCGTCAAGTCAATTCCGTTTTCATCTTTGAACTCAGTTACCAACCAGTCAATGATTGCTTGGTCAAAGTCATCACCACCAAGATGTGTATCACCATCAGTTGATAATACTTCAAATACGCCATCACCCAACTCCAAAACTGATACGTCATGAGTTCCACCACCACAGTCAAACACAACAATCTTCATGTCTTTAGATTGTTTGTCAAGACCGTAAGCAAGTGCTGCGGCAGTTGGTTCGTTAACAATTCTCATCACTTTTAATCCCGCAATCTCGCCAGCTTCTTTCGTAGCTTGACGTTGAGCGTCGTTAAAGTAAGCCGGAACCGTGATAACTGCTTCAGTAACTTCACTTCCCAAATAATCTTCAGCAGTTTGTTTCATCTTCTGAAGAACCATCGCAGAAATTTCTTGTGGAGAATACTTTCTGTCTTCAATTTCAACACGAGGAGTCCCACCATCACCCTTAACTACTTTGTAAGGTACACGTTTTATTTCACTTTTACTTTCATCAAAGCTACTTCCCATGAAACGCTTGATAGATGAAATAGTTTTATCAGGATTAGTAACCGCCTGACGTTTAGCCGGGTCGCCAACCTTTCTTTCACCACCATTTAAGAAACCCACAATTGAAGGGGTGGTTCTTTTTCCTTCACTGTTTGTAATCACAACTGGTTCGTTACCTTCCATTACGGCAACACATGAATTAGTTGTTCCAAGGTCAATTCCTATAATTTTTCCCATAGTTTAATTAATTTTTGTTTAATAATATAAATTTTATTTTATGGAGTCAAGTCCGACCCCGATTATTAAACAATGTGCCAAAACAAAAAAACTGACAAAATGTCAGTATAGTATTTTTTTTTAAAAAAAACTTTATTTTGTGAAAAATTAACGTATTTATTCTTAAATATGATAACGAATAACACAAAAATATATAAATAATCCTCCTTCGGGAGGATTTTTTTTGCCCTTTTAATAAATAAAATAAATAAAAAAAACAAAAAAATGAAAAACACAGAAACTTACAACGAGTTAGTTCAAAAGATGAGAACATTCTTCCAAAACAAAGGATTTAAAGAAGTTCCAACCCAATCAAGATTGTCAATCTTGGCAGCGTGTGAAAATCCACACTCAATAACAACATTTAATTATCAGGGGGAGGTTTGGCCACTACCACAGACGGGTCAAATGTGGTTAGAATACGAACTTCTTAAGAATCCTGAATGGGACGGTGTATATTGTATTTCAACGTCTTATAGACAAGAGAAAGACCCAATTCCAGGTCGTCACGAAATGATTTTCCCAATGTTTGAATTTGAATCAAAAGGTGGAATGAAAGAAATGTTAAAACTTGAATCGGAACTTTTAGATTATCTTGGGTTTAATAACCCGGTTGAAGTGAATTATGACGATGTTTGTGAAGAATATGGTGGAGTTCAAATTTTAGAAAACGAACACGAAACAAGAATGTGGGAAGAGAAAGGTTCAGTAGTATCTCTACAGAACTTCCCGTACAGAACAAATCCATTTTGGAATATGAGAGAAGGTAAAAACAAAATATTCAACAAAGTTGATGTAATATTGTTTGGTCAGGAAACTATAGGTTCCGCAGAAAGAAGTTCCAATGTTGAGGAAATGAGAAATAACTTCT